ATAGAATCTGGAACATAAGGACCATAAAATGGCTTAATTGTAATAAAAACCTTTCCATATTGAGGAGGATTCAATTCTTCCCCACCAAAAACTGATACAGATTGTGCTTCTGGGTAAATTTTAGGAATTAATGCTTCATAATCACCTGCAGTGACTGCTCTATTGTATGCTGAGTAAATTTTAGGTGCAAAATTCTTAATTGAATCAACAGATTCAATATCTTTGCCTCCAGTAGACTCACTTACTGTAGATAATGAAGAAATTCCTCTACTTATGAGGTTATTATTGTTATCAACTATTCTTCCATTAAAAGTAAAGGCAGAAATTCCATTTCCAGGCTCTCCAGCAGTGGTAATATAGGAAGCTTCAATATAATTGAGTGCTTTTAACTTTTCTCCAAAGACTCCATCACCAAAAATGAGCTCATATCTCTGATCTTCAATTTCTTGAATAAAATAAACCCTCGAAGAAGCAGTAACTTCTATCAAAGAATCAGAAAATACGTATTTTTTAGAAGAAGTGCTTGATTTTGTCTCTCTTATAACAATTTCTAAGGTAGAAGTATCAATATCTGAATTTTCTAAGTAATATCTTGCTGGTGGTGCTGGATTTTCTGCAGAAACAGTGAAATTAGAGAGTACAAATGACCCCTCATAGATGACTACATTAGTAAAAGTAGCAATTCCATCAACTACAGGCACTGTAATGTCACTTGGGATGGAAAAAGAGTAACTTTCTGACCCAAATACTGATGAAGAGGTGGCTAAAAGACCTTTTTTAATGGTTAATGTGACTGGAGTAGTAGCAAAACCAGTTGTATCTACAAAAAATGATATAATTGCCTTTGCAGCAGTCTTCGATCTAGGTGTATAACCAATATTTCTTGCTAATGCTACTACATTTTCCCTTAAAGTAGCACTATCTAAGAAAACTTCATTACTCAGCATGTTAGCATTGTAAGAAGAGATGTAAGTATTGTATGCTAATACATCAATTATGTTAGAAAGATTAGATCCTTCAAAATCATAATCAGTAAAATTAGAATTTTCTCTCAAATAATCCTTCAAAGAGGTTTTTACTTGATCGAAATCTAGATTTGTAAAGTTTACTAATGCCATTTATCTTGTTGCCTGTAGTGCGAAGTTTAATTGTTGTGGAGGAGCATCAATTCCTACTATAGTATAGGTAATAGTAACATCAAAAGAATGATTATCGAAGTTAGGTTCAGTCTTTACTTCATCTAATCTAACTCTAGGTTCATACTTAATGATGGTTTCTTCAATTTCATCCCTTAAAGCTGCAGCAGAAATGTCATCTAGGTTATCAAATAAGATATCACTTATCTTAGAACCCAGAGTGGGGTTAAAAAAACGTTCACCAGGAGTAGTAAGTACTAAATTCCTAATAGAACGTGCTATCGCAGTGTCATTCTTGACACCTATAAGGTCTGAATTGATGGGATTTACCTCAAAGGACATACTAAGATCCTTAAATCCCTTACTAACCCTTTGTACAGGCATGAAACAACGGTAAATATAAGTTATTTATGAGCGTTTATATAGTAAAAAGTTTTTCCACAAGACCAAACCCTGTTTTCAGGGTTATATTTAGGCGACTAAATAAAGTGTCATTACGGATTGCTACTTTAATGACTTTTATACCATAAAAGACTCTAAGGAACACTATCCCTAGAGTCTTTTTGATTGGATATGTAGAAAACTCGCTATATATTAATTAGCAATTCGTAAATGAACTTAAATGTTAAAGGAAAAAGCACGTCAAGAATACACTGATATTCTTTTGGAGGAAATCATAAAAAAATTCCCTCATCATAAATCCCTAATTCAAGAGTTAGAAGATTTATTATATAAGGGAAAGAAGTGGGATAGAAGAGATAACGTTATAACAGCATAATTATCTTCCTTGTCCTCTATACCTTTTCTTAGGTTTATTGGCACTAGTGGCAGCATACTTAGTATGTTTGCCTCTACCTTGGTACGTCTTTTTAGGTATGGTTTCTACAAATTCGGTACCAGAGAGAGATTTTTTGACTGGCATTAGTTTTCATCCTCCATTTCTTTCATAATTTTTTGAGACATGGATAAAACATTAGAAACATTCTTAAGATTATCAATGTTCATAATAAAATCAGCAATATGCTTTGCTATATAAGGTTCCTCATTTCTTGCTGCATAGGCAAGAGCATTTCATAATGATGATAGTGCCTCATCCAATGAGTCTTCTACTTGTTTTGATAGTGTCATTAGAGGTCTCCTAGATAACTCTTTGCTTTTCATGACCCACCCTAATACGAGGATCACACCATATATCATCACCTGCTTCAATAGCATCCAAGCAGAAAGAGACATCTTCACCACACATATCTTGTACTGCCCCAGATTCAAAGACTTGCATCTTAGGAGCAAACCAAGGATAAGGAAGGTTCTCAAAGACTCCCTTCTTAATGAGTACCCAACCAAAACCTGTGTAGTCTACAGTGAAAGGCTTCTTCCTCTTACTCATAGTCTCAACAGTTTCATGATTCATAACTCCACCATTCTTTCTGAAATCATCTTCCTCTAACCAGTGAGCAACTGAGGTGGTTGACCCATCTTCAGTGGCATACCAACCAGCAGCAATTCTCTTCTCCTCTCCTTCTGCTGGTATTGCCATATCACAGAGTTGCCAGAACTTTTCTGTGCTAAAGACAATATCAGAGTCAATCCATAATTGATAATCATACTCTAATTTACCATCCCAAGGTAATTGATCAGGCCTCGAAGAACATTAGCACCTAAACACTTACAACGTGCAAAGTTGACCATTGAAGAGTAGTCTTGTGATATCTGTATCGCTGCCCCACTCTGCACAAGATCGAAACACAACTGAACGAATGCCTTTAGAAAAATGTAAGAAACTCCTCTACCAGGTAGACAGAATACCACTGTCTTACCTTTGACCATCTCCTTTGCTTTCTCTATACTAAACTCGTTAGCTGGATCTTTCTTCTTTATAGGTGCTGCAGTTTTAACTGTAAATCCTTTTGCCATAATCTTTGGAATACTATAAGGTTATTATACCACTTCAATGAAATAATTGCAATGGTTAGTTTTTATTTAGAGTAACATCTATCTTATCTTTGATGGTCTCTATGTTCGGTTCTTTCGATTTCATCCAGATAATCTCTGCAATTTGCTCCTTACGCATCTCTACGTTCTTCTCAGGAACATTCTGTAGTACGATTCTTTCATTTACACTAATATTGTAAGTATTCATTCTAATCCTCGTCAATTGTTAACATCATGAGCAATACAAATCTGTCAATTTCTTTACATGTTCTACAATCTCCACATATTGGATAATATAGAGATCTTAACGTTATATGTTTGAATAGATTAATAGTCATCTTCTATAAACTTGTCTATAAGGTCTTCGAGATCATCTTTTATTGAGGCGTTGGTCAGAAGGTGTTCGTCGTTCTCGATGCGATACTGGATTGTCTCGACCAGTGTGTCCTTCTCAAATTCATCTAGTTCTAATCTCATAACTTCTTATTATATCATTCAAAAGTATATATTGCAAAGGGGTTTTTAACATTTTTTTATATTGGGAATTTTTTTATATGGCAATTAAGGTCTTGGGGGTTTTTGAATATCCTCGGAATTTTTATAACTCTCTCGATCTGGGTTCGTTGTAGGTTAGGGTAGCTAGCTTTTTTATAAACGGCAACGCCCAAGGGCGATAACAAACAACAACGCAAAACAACTGGCAATTGTTGTTACATAAGAACGCTAATCTGTTCTCTTTGGTTATTACATAAGACTGCAAATCATAAAAAAGAGGGTGTTAATCACCCTCAAAGATCTTTAGTGGTTCGTTGTTATCTAAAACACCAAACATGTCATAGAATAGTTTATAACCAGATTCCTCATATTCTTTGAGAATGTAGTTATAAATGTCTGGAGAATAGGTGTTCATAAGTAATAAGAATTGAGAGAGGATTAGAGGACTGAAAGTGTTACTTTGTTTAGAGGATATTGCCCCCACAAAGTATCATTCCATCCCAGAAATCTACTGTCTGATTGTTATTACTTTTGAAGTACCAATCCCAATTCTTTTGAAACACTTTGCAACCGTAATCTATCTCCTGTAAAATAGCATTTAGTCGTGATTTTGTGGTGTTTGAGTGCCATCCACCTGTGTTTAATTTGAGTGCTTGAGTATTATGATCATAGACTGCAATCGCAGTTCTATGTAATACAATGGTTGAACAATTTGTTGACTCGTTGTAATCAACACGAGTATTTGACGAAGACCAATCTACTTTATTTGAGATTGCCCTGTTCATTTGCTGTTCAATCTTACGCATTGGATGTAAAGAAATAGAGTGAAAATGTGTGGGGTGGTCTTGTCTGTTGCTCCTTAAAAGGCAGAACTTGACCATTCCTTCCCCTCCACTCTTATATAATAGCAAAAAATGCCCACTATGGGTGAGATAGTGGACACTTTATGAACTGTCTGCGTTTTAGTGTGGGTTGTATAATTTGAGGTAATATACAGACGCACACACTAAAATAACAAATAGGAGGCCAATTACGTAAACCATTAGTATAACTTAACCTCTGCTTTTACATTGATTTTTGATAACAATTCAACGAAATCTAGTGCTTGTTGATATGTAGGTAGTGCCACATATTTGCACTGCTGAGTATCATTGAACCAATAGCGAATTGTTGTGTTCATTAGTAATCAATATCAGAGTTTAAGTAAGAATTAAGGTCGAAATCTTTCTGATCTTGCATCTCTGGAAGATCAAAGATTTGTGCCTCTAGTTTATTAAGTTGTTCAAGAATGTCTTCTGACATAATGATAGTTAATGAGTGAAATAAAAGAAAATAAGGTTAAATGTATCCTAACTCCTTTGCGAAGTCTAATTAACATTTAACCCCATCACAGTTAGTGATACTTTAGAGGGCTGTTTGCACCTCTACAATATCATCTAATACAGCAAGGATTTCATTCCCATTGTTTGCATTATCTAGCAGAAATTCTGCGAAGTTAGATGATACAAACTGTGTGCTGTCTAATGACATAATAAGAAGTAAATTACGACAAATGACTGTCTTTTTAGTGGCGAAGTCATTCCACATTGTTATCAATTAGCGAGAGTAATCTTCAAAGCGTTGTTTAGCAATAGTAGCTACATGATCTTCGAGGATTGTTACATCTTGTGGATCTAATTGTTTGAAGTTAGGTGTTACTAACTCCTCCCAAACTTCCTCGAATAAAGTTTCAAGTAGTGCTTCATTTCTTAGAGATGACATAATTAAGCACCCTCGCTCATAAGGTCAGATTGATCGACTGAGTTATCAAATACGTTCTGTAATTTGCCACCGATAGTATCAAGAACCTCTTGATAATCATCATGGTCTTGAAACTCATTTAGTGCCATATCTATGACATCCCATTGAGAATCAGTGAAGAAATTACGGACGACTTGATATTCAGTTTTTGTGTTTGTTTTGTTCATATAAGTATAATACATCATTTTGAGGAGTTTGGGGGATTTAGTGGACACTTTATGATCTGACCACTGATACTGCTGCTTGTCCCTTATTGAAGATAGTATCAACAACTGATGAAACTTTTTTAGATGTTGTGATACCAACTCTATCCCATGCTGGTATCACTACTAATCCAAACTGTTTGTTTACATCACCCTTACGGATTACACGTCCTATTGTTTGACTAATAGTGATATAATCCATATTTCTTAAGAAGAATGCAGCCTCTAATCCTGAGACATTTATACCTTCAGAAAGAATACTGTGATGTAAAACTATAAACTTCTTGGTTGAATCTTTACCCCATTTGTTTAATGTTTCAAAGAACTTTTCTCTGTCGATCTTCTTACCATCCACGATTGCACCAGTCTTCGATGTTATATACATCCAAGAATAGCCTCTGCTATGTAACTCTGAACAAAACTTAGTTTGTGATGTGAGTGATACTATTTGTGCAGTAGATCTTGCACAAATTAATATCTTATCCATAGATTGCTCATCGATTGTTGATAACAAGTTCTCGCAATCATGCTCACATTTGAGTCTACTATCATCCTCTCTTTGTATCTTCTTGATAACAACTTTAGGTGGTAATATGTGACCCTGTTTTACTAACTCAGGTGCAGGAATATCACATAATACTTTACCATAAACCTCCTCAGTTTCCATGCCTATCTTATCATCTGACAAGCAATGTTTAGGAGTGGCAGTAAAAAAGAAGCACCTACTATTTGTCTCAGTTGAGTAATACTTAGTAGGAGGATTGAAGTTCTTTTGTACACTATTATGGGCTTCATCAAAGTATAATGTATCAATGGTAATCTTTGACTCTTGTATCTTATGAAGAGAATGATACGTAGTAAAGATTAACTTATTGAATCTGTAATTAAGGTTAGTCCAATCACATATAGTTTCAGGATTGGTACTTGAAAAGTGATGTGTTTCACCACTATGTACATGCAATACTTTATACTGAAGCATTGGATGTACGTCTAGAAATTGTATAAAATCTTCGGAAAGTTGCTGTGCTAATAGTATACGAGGAGCAACAATTACGATGGTCTTTCTATCAGGATCTTTAAGGATTACATCCCATTCACAACTATTAAACTGTGATTGTGCATCCTTAATCATACATAGAGTTTTACCACCACCAGTAGGAACTATAACTTGCCCTCTGGAATTGTCCCGTAAACTATCAACAACTCTTTCCTGATGAGGACGTAATTTAGTCATGGCATTTTGCGAACAATAATATAATAAACCCTATTGCAATTTCAGTCAATAGGGTTAGTGACACTCTGTAATCTGGTCACTTAAATGATACTGTAACTGAAACTACACGAGCAGTAGGATTACGTGCTAGTGCAGTTTCACGAGCATCTTGCATATTAGTAGCATGAACTTGCTCTGTAAACATACTACCAGCAACGAATAGTTTAACATCCCATTTCATGAATTAGCCTCCTTACATGTACAAACAGTGGATAGATTACGAAGTTTAAGATAAAGATTAGAGGAGAAGTTTGTCTCCTCTTTATTCATTATCTCTGAATTATTGAGACTAAGTATATTCACGAGATACTTAATCTCTTCTTTATTTAAGTCAATTAGCATGATAATAATCTCCTTAATTGACGCTTACTCTGTGCATAAGCATAATTATCACTTGGAGTTTTACACGTAGTGATAATTAAACCCTCTGCATTTTGCCAAACGTAGTGATTAGTTTGTCTAATGATTTTGAATCCATTTGTTGTCATTAGTCTCTTAATCTGTTTAGCGATCTTATGCTT